TCCTGTGGAACGCTTCCGCTTACTGAGATAACAATTGCCAGATGTAATTTAGCTTACCGTACTTTACTTCCAAAAGTATTTAAAAATAATAAACAGGAATCCTTTGGCAGCACTTGCTCCGAAGTAAACAAATAGAAGGGGGATAAACCTTTTTCCATAAGACCTAGCTAAAAGCCTCTCCTCTTTTATTTTAGGCATCTCTCAGGTTTATTAGTTCTTAGGTAGTAAGTTACCTCCCCTTCTTCAAATGTTATGGTACAGTATGAGAAATGAAGATAGAGTAGTCCGTAATGGTAATAGGTATATTGCTTATGGAAATAATAGAAAGGTAGTTGGTAGTTACCCTACTTATGCTATGGCTATCTCTGCTGTTGTTAGTCACAATGTAGAAGAACAAAAAATTATACAGGATAAGTTTAAGAGTTCTGTAGTTGAGGAAATAGAAGTATGTCAAAAGAACTCACCGAAAAAGAAAAAAGATTCTTAGTAGCTTTATTTGATTTATCCCCGGAAGGGTTTAAGAATGAAAGACAGAGGATGTTAGCTGCTGCTGAGATAGCAGGGTTTGATAAGGGAGTATCCCCGTATAGGATTGTAAAGAAGCCACAGGTACAAGCTGAAATTGTCCGTATGTCTAGTGAATATGCAGCTATGAATTTACCTAGATGCATGAAGTTAATAGCTGAAGTAATTGATGGTTCTGAGATTAGGGCTGGGCTTAAAGATGCTATTAGATGTGTAGAATTGTTTGCTGGTTATGCAGGTCTTACTAAACAAGATAAGTCTGCTAATGATGCCACACCTTCTCAGGTTATTATTGTCCCTGAGAAGAATGATAATGTTTCAAAAATTAAATCTAAGGAAAATTAAATATGAGTGATATGACCGTAACACAGATTCAGAGAAAGCTTGGTCTTACTGATGCACAGCTTGTAGTTCTTCAAGGACTTGATGCTACTGAACTTGGCGCTGTAAATGGTGTAACTGCTGGTACTGCTACTGCTGGTAAGGCTGTGGTTCTTGGTGCTAGTAAAGAAATCTCTACTATTACTACTGCTACTATTACTAACTTGACGTCTACTACTGCTACCCTTGGCACAGTTACTGGTATTGGTACTACTCAGATTGTAAGACAATCCGCACAGTTTGATGCTACATCTGGTACTACAGGCACTACGCTGACTAACCTTACTGGTTTGGTACAGACTGTAGTTCCCGGTACTTATAAATATAGAGTGTGCTTACCCGGTGTAGCTACTGCTAACTCTGGTATTAAAGCTGCATTTAAATTAACTACTACTGTACTTACTTCTATTGAAGCTATAGGTCAGGCATTTACTGCCTCTGGTGCAGTTACTCAGCATACCACTACTACTACTGACCAAACTGCGCAGATTGGGTCTACTACTGCTGCTATCTTTACGGTGTTAGATGGTTCTATGGTAGTTGGTACTGGTGGTACTATTCAGATTCAGGCTGCACAGAATGCAAGCCATGCTGATACAACCTCCATATATGCTGGAGCAACCTTCTCCCTTTCCCGTATTGCTTAATTATGGCTAAGGAGAGAAAACAAAAGAAAACTAGAAGAAGCCCAAGGATAAAGCATTCTAGATATATTGCATCCGATATACTACCGATGTTTGATTCGGTAGTTAATCTTACTGCATGGTATACTCATAAGAAACGCCTTATGCTTGGGCTTCCAATAGAAATGATTAGTACCACTATTCCGTATGGATATACAAGAATAGGTAATAGTAATACCCTACAACCTGTAGAAGACCAGCTTAGGGCTTTAAGAAAAGCTTATGAGCATAGCAGGAATTGCTCTATTAAAGAAGTAACTGAATGGTTGTTTAATGTTACTAGAGTTCCTTTATCTTCTACTGGACTAACTAAAATATTTGAATCAAGACTACCAGATAAAATAATCTATCTTCCTTTAGAGGATAGATTAAAATGTTTTGAAGAGCTATAATGGATTTTGACTCTATTCCACCCCCTTCTTCTAAGAATAAAAGTAAGAAGAAAACTAATAGACCTTATACAAGTTCTACATTTGGTGGTAGCTTCGAGAAGAAGCTTGACAAAGCTGAAAAGATTGCATTAGACAAACCTTTAGTAGATACTACTAAAGAGATAAATGAATTAAAAAAGTTTATTGACTACGAAGAAACTGAATTAGATGATAAGTTAGATACACTCGTAGAAAGATTAGTAGCTGAAGACGATGTACTATGGCAACCATTCCCCGGTCCACAAACAGACTTCTTACAGGCTATAGAAACTGAGGTATTGTTTAGTGGTGGTAGAGCCTCTGGTAAATCTCAGGCATTGTTAATTGATCCTACTAGGTTTGTATACAATGCTAACTTCAGAGGATTAATCATCCGTAAGAATATGAAGCACTTTCGTAACCTTATACGACATGCTAAAAGATTATATGGTAAAGGTATTCCCGGTACTATATTCAAGGAAATGGATAAGATATTCGTATTCCCTTCTGGTGCTACTCTAGAGTTTGGTTACTGTGAACGTGAGGATGATGTTGAACAGTATGTTGGTCAGGAGTATAACTGGCTTGGTATTGATGAGATAACTCAGTATCCGGGGGATTGGGTGATAGAATTACTCAAGCCTTCTCTCCGTACAGCAGACCCTTCATTACCTATTCTTATTAGAGCTTCCACTAACCCTACTGGTCCCGGTAGGGGTTGGGTAAGAGAGAGATGGAACATCAAGTTTGGTGAAGAAGGTAATGCTAATAAAAGACAAGAGAGAGCGACTACCTTTAAACTCCGTAGTGGAGAACTCAAGCAAGTAGTATCTAGCTTTAAGTGGATACATTCTACTATTGAAGATAATCCTATAATGATGAAGGATGATGAGTACTTAGCTACTCTATCCCTTATTAAAAATGAAAATCTTCGTAGACAATGGTTGGATGGAGATTGGGATTCTGCTGATGGATTAGCATTCTCAGAGTTTAGAAGAGAGATTCATACCTGCAAGCCATTCCCTATACCTAGAGGATGGAAGAAGTTTAGAGGTTGCGATTGGGCATATTCTAAATCTCCGTATGGTGCAGTAATGCTATGGTTTGCTGAAGACCCTGATGGTACACTTTATGTATACAGAGAGTATTGTACTCGTATGCAGTTAGCTAAAGACTTTACCTTACATTGTAAAGAATTAGAGCGGAATGATAATTGTACTATTGGTTATCTAGACGTAAGTGCTTGGTCTATGAAAGGTGACTTTGGTGGTTCTACTGGTGATATTATGATGCAGCTTGGTATGCGTATGATACCTAGCGATAAGAGTAGTGGACGTAGAGAGAAAGATAAATTACATATTCATCAGCTATTAGCTATAGACCCTAATACAGAAAAACCGGGGGTTATTATATTTAATACCTGTAAGAATCTTATAGAAGAATTAATTAATATACCTCTTGACCCTAAGAATAACGAAGATGTTGATTCTAAATCTAGAGATGACTGCTATGATGCATTTAGATATGGTATACAGTCAAGACCTAGTAATAAACAATTAACTTTCTTTGAGTTTGAATACCCTACTGATAATAGACCGATAGTAATTGATTCTGTAATAGGATATTAAATGAATCCAGTATTCCCTAAAGATAGTGCCAGAGAGAATGTAGCTGCTACTACAGGTGGATTCTTGTCTAATGAACTGGAGAGGGAGTTATCTGAACTAGAAACAGAAGAAAGAGAAACTAAGAAGTATGAAGGTTTGTCTGAGGAAGCTATTAAAGAAAGAATAGCCTTAGATACTATTAATACTTATATCCGTAATAAATTCTATGAAGCTTCTTCTTTAAGAAGTGCTACAGAGAATAGATGGTTAGATGCATTCTATGATTTTAGGGGTACATATACTCCTGATGAAATGGCCAAGATTGCTGCTCGTAAAGATAGGAATCCCGGTGCTGCTGTAGTATTTATTAAAGTAGCTAAAACTAAAGCTGAAGCTGCTTATAGCCAGATACTGGATATATTATTCTCCTCTACTAGATTTCCTATTGCTGTTGAGCCTACTCCTATGCCAGAGGGAGTACCAGACACAGTAACTATTAAAGCTGCTAATTCCCCTGAAGTAGCTAATATTAGTTCTAATAAACTAGATGTTAATGTTGGTTATGATGGAGATGGTCTAGAAATAGAACCGGGTGCTACTAACCAATCCGTATTAGAAACTGCTTTATCTAAATTTAAAGGCCTGTTATCTAATAAGAAGGTTGTAGATGGTCCTTCTTTAGATAAAGATACTGAAGTACAGATGAGTCCTGCTGATATTGCAGCCACTGCACTTGATAAAGTAATGCAAGACCAGCTATTAGAAGATAAAGCTGAGTTTGCTCTCCGTAAAGCCATGCAAGAAATGTGTATTCTTGGTACTGGTA